AGCGTGTGTTGCCTGTAGGGGGTAAGTACCACCCGTACAGCATAGAGCGTCTCAGCAAGGCTGGGAGAGCCGTTATGAGAGCAGCTAATCTGCCGGAGGAGTTACGACTGATGGACTTACGTAGGACAGGCACGACACAGATGGTCGAGGCTGGTGTACCTATGGGACAAATCATGTCTGTGACTGGACACAGTAACCCGCAGTCGGTGAAACCGTACATGAGAAATACGTATGCCAGTGCAAATAGTGCATTGACAGCACGTAAATCGCATGGTAAAAGCACCTAACTGCCGCAGAGGAAAGTGATATATACATGGATAATATATATAACATTGTAAGTGATATGGACGTACCCGTAGGTATGACCAAGCGTGTTGCTTGTCCTAACTGTGGAGAGAAAACCTTCACGGTGACAAACAACATGGGTTCACTTCTGTGGAACTGCTATCGTGCATCTTGTGGTGTAAAGGGTGGCGCACGTGTTCGTATGAGTGCTGATGACATTCGTGCTGGCTTTGCCGGTGCAGATGACTTCGCCAAGCAGGACACGTTCAAGCTGCCTGACTACATTGTGCCACACGATTGGAACGTGGCAGAGATTGCGTGGGAGTTGTACGAACTGGACGCAGAGCAGCTTGGCCTGATGTATGATGTGAAGGAACACCGCATGGTATTTCCTATCGTACACGACGGCAAGGTTGTAGATGCTACAGGCCGCTCACTTGGCAAACGACTACCCAAGTGGAAGCGGTACGGAAAAAGTGGCTTGCCATACACATCAGGGTGTGGTAAAGTCGCCGTAGTTGTTGAGGACTGCTTGAGTGCAGCCGTTGTTGGTTACGGCACCTTTGTCGGGGTTGCGCTTCTAGGCACGTCTTTGCAAGAGTCGCATAAAAGGTATCTCTCGCAGTTCTCAACAGCAATCATTGCGCTAGACCCCGATGCGCTACCCAAGACTTTGCAGATGGCAAAGGAACTACGTGGGCATGTGAACGATGTTCGTGTCCTTCGTCTAACCGACGACCTCAAATATCGTAACCCGACAGATATGGAGAACCTTCATGGAATTATCAATCATTAGGAGCCTGATGGACAAGTCCTTCTACGATGACCATCGTGGCTCAAAGTGTCCGCAACGCTTGTTTAGCAAGGACGTGCGGAAGATTAAGCAGTCTATCGACACTGCTATGGACAGGTATGAGCGTAGTGTATCGCCCGATGAAATTGAAGCCCTGTTCATGTCGGACAACCCGACACTGACTACTGCGCAGAAGCAAGCATACTCTAGCCTGTTCTCGCAGATTAAACGCGAAGAGCCTATGGGCAGCGACGTGGCACAAGAAGTGCTGTCCAAGCTGTTCCAACAGGTCGTTGGCGAGGACGTAGCAAACATTGGCTTTGATATGGTCAATGGTGATGCGGCCAGCCTTGAGGCCCTGCGCAACCTGCTTGAGCGTTACGGTGACGACTTCATCCCGAACCTCAACATTGAGTGGGATGACATCAGCATTGAGACACTCATGGCGAAGGCTGAACTTGAGGCACGTTGGACGTTCAACATCCCAAGCGTAACACGTAAGATTGAGGGTGTGTCCGGCGGTCAGCTTATTGAGGTAGGCGCACGGCCTAACACTGGCAAGACATCATTCCATGCCAGCCTGATTGCCAGCCCCGGCGGGTTTGCACATCAGGGTGCCAAGTGCATTATCTTGTGCAACGAGGAGCCTACCCACCGTGTTGGTGCGAGGTACTTGACTGCCGCTGCTGGCATGACAGCCCGTGAGGTGCGAGACAATATGTCCAAGGCGCAGTCACTGTATGCTCCTGTGATGAACAACATCAAGATTAAGGAAGCTGGTGGTCGTGACATGGCATGGGTTGAGTCCGTATGCAAGTCGTACAAGCCTGATGTCCTTGTGCTTGACATGGGCGACAAGTTTGGCGTACAAGGTTCCTTTGCTCGACAGGACGAGGCACTCAAGGCGTGTGCTATCTATGCACGTCAGATTGCCAAGACCTATGACTGTGCCGTGTTCTACATGTCTCAGCTATCAGCAGAGGCAGAGGGCCGCGCACAGTTGAACCAGAGTATGATGGAGGGTAGCCGTACCGGTAAGGCTGCGGAAGCTGACCTGATGATTCTGATTGGTAAGTCACCAACAGTTGAGGGTCAGGAAGAAGACAGCCCCCTTCGCCATATCAACATCGTGAAAAACAAGTTGAATGGCTGGCATGGTATGGTAAACTGTGAACTCGACTATCAGACAGCGAGGTATGAAGGATGAAGATAACACTTGACGTAGAGAACACCGTCACCAAGCGTGATGGTAAGATGCACCTTGACCCATTTGAGCCAGACAATACGCTGGTCATGGTAGGTATGCTGACTGACCAAGGCCAGTGCCTGACGTTCCCATTTGACCACGCTGACCGTCCCAATCAGGACGACTACTACGAGCGTGTGCAGATGATGTTGGACGAAGCTACTGTGCTTATCTGTCACAACGCAGCACATGACCTGCTGTGGCTGTGGGAGTCTGGCTTTAAGTATGACGGCCCTGTGTATGACACGATGCTGGCAGAGTATGTCCTGCAGCGTGGGCAGAAGGAACCGCTGTCATTGGAAGCATGTGCAGAGCGTTACGACCTCGACACAAAGAAGCAAGACACCCTCAAAGAGTATTTCGCCAAAGGTGTCAGCACTCGCGACATTCCGTACAACGAACTGACAGAGTATCTTATTGCTGACCTTGAGGCTACGCAGCAGCTTGCTGACAGACAGATGCTCAAGCTAAATAGCAAGGAAGACAGTGGCTTACGAGGTACTGTTGACCTGACTAATCAGGTAGCTGTGTGCCTTGCACGTATCTACCAGCGTGGCTTTGCCGTGGACTTGGGCGTACTAGACACAGTGCGTCAGCAGTTTGAGCAGGAACGTGATGACCTTGAGCGTGACTTGCAGCAGCATGTCCGCACTCTTATGGGTGACACGCCCATCAATCTTAACAGCCCAGAGCAACTGTCATGGGTTGTGTACAGTCGCAGAGTTACAGATAAGCAGTATTGGGGCAACAGCATTGACCCATATCAGTCGGACAACACCTTTCGTATGTTAATGAATGAACTGACTGAGCGACTGTACAAGACAAAGGCAACACAGTGCCGCGAGTGTAACGGCTCCGGTCAGATAAGAAAGGTAAAGAAAGATGGAACACTATTTGCTAGGACTAATAAATGTACATCTTGTAGCGGGGCTGGTTATCATCTTGTGGCTGGCAAAGAACTGGCTGGACTAAAGTTCAAACCACCCGGCCCCAAGTGGGCTAGTGCCAATGGCTTCAGCACAAGCAAGCAGAACCTTGAGACATTGGAGAAGGCAGCACGTGTCAAAGGAATGACAGACGCTGTTGACTTCTTGTCAAAAGTTCGACGCTTGTCTGCTGTGGATACATACTTGTCGTCCTTTGTTGATGGCATCCGTATGCATACTAAACAAGATGGCAAGCTGCATGTTCGTTTGACGCAGCACATGACATCTACAGGCAGGTTCAGTGGTCGTGACCCGAACATGCAGAATATGCCACGTGGCGGTACCTTCCCAGTTAAGAAGGTGTTTGTGTCACGTTTCGCTGGCGGTAAGATTATGGAAGCTGACTTTGCGCAGCTTGAGTTCCGTGCCGCTGCTTATCTCTCACAAGATGGAGTCGCAATTGAAGAAGTGTCTACTGGATTTGATGTACACTCATACACCGCTCAAGTTATTACCGATGCTGGTCAGCCTACGGACAGACAGACTGCGAAAGCGCATACTTTCGCGCCGTTATATGGAGCAACGGGCTTTGGCAGAACAGCGGCGGAAGCAGAATACTACACCCACTTCACGGAGAAGTATCAAGGCATCGCAGATTGGCATTCCCGACTGGCTAAAGAGGCTATAGCTACGGGTAAGATTACCACGCCATCTGGCCGTGAGTTTGCTTTTCCTGATGTAGTACGTAAGCCGAATGGTCGTGTGTCGTACTTCACACAGATAAAGAACTACCCTGTGCAGTCATTCGCTACTGCGGACATTGTTCCGATTGCGCTACTGCACATTGATAAACTGCTTGACGGCATGGAGTCTTGTGTGGTAAATACTGTGCATGACTCGATTGTTGTTGACGTTCACCCGGATGAAGAAAGGAGAGTTATCGACATTATACAACAGACTAACAAGGAGTTGCCTGACTTGATTACCATACGTTGGGGGTTGGTATTCAATGTTCCTCTGGAACTTGAGGCAAAAATTGGCCCCAACTGGCTTGACACCAAAGATGTGTCGTGATATAACTATGGATTCTAACTCGAAAGAAGGAGTATAAAACACATGGAACTGACAACTATAGACACTAACAACTATGCCGCTATGGCGAAGGCTATGGGCATTGCAAACGAGACTGCCGGTGAGCGTAAGCAAGCCAGCACCCTTGCTCGTCTGCGCATCAACCACTCACCTGTGATGGGTGAGGCAGAGGTGAACGGCAAGACCGTGAACATGGAAGTAATCAGCGGAGGTACCTATAAGCTGGAAGTACCAGATGGACCTACGTACTATGCAGAGGCGGTGAAGATTCGTCCGTATCTGCAACGCTTCATGTATAAGCGTTTTGTCCGGGGCATGGGTGACAGCCCGAACCGCTATGTCAAGACTGTCATGGCGGATAACCTGAACATTGACCTGAAGGACAATGACGGTGGATTCAACTGTGGTAAACCTGCCGGTTATATCCAAGACTTCAAGTCTCTGCCTGAAAAGACGCAGGAACTAATAAAGCAGATTAAACGTGTTCGTGTAGTGCTTGGCACTGTTGAACTGGTCAATGCCACAGACGCATCAGGTAATCCTGTGGATGTGGATGAGACTGCCTTTATCTGGGAAGTTGATAACCGTGACGCCTTTAAGAATGTGGGCGGTGCGTTTACCCAGCTTGCCAAGATGAAGCGTCTGCCTGTGCAGCATCTGATTACTGCTAACACAGAGGAGCGTAAGATTCCTACTGGTGCAGTGTTCTACTTGCCTGTGGTATCACTGGACGTTACCAAGACACTTGAACTGACTGACAAAGAGCAGGGCATGTTTGGTGACTTCATGCAGTGGGTGAACAACTACAACGAGTACATCATCAATGCATGGGCAGAGAAAGCTAACTCCCACGACGACGAAGACGACGAGGCCATTGTAGATGGTATCGTTGACATCGAAGTAGAAGAGGTAGCGTAATGAACCACCCTGCTGAACTGGCGTTGCACCAATACATGGAGAATGCTGCTGGCGGTAAGTCTACGATGTCTTCTGAGACTATCCAGCAAGTAAGTCTTGATGTAGCGGCTGCTCTTGGACGCCAGTTTGGTGGGGGCAACAAGCGAGGTGAGTTTGGTCTGCGTATGTCAAACGTGGGCAGACCAACTTGCCAGCTTTGGTTTGAAAAGAACGAACCAGAGAAGGCATTGCCCCTGCCAACTACATTCGTAATGAACATGATGCTTGGAGACATCGTTGAAGCTGTCTTCAAAGGTCTACTGAAAGAAGCAGGAGTGCAGTATGAAGATGATGCAAAGGTTACTCTCCAGCTTGACGATGATACATCCGTCTCTGGCACATACGATATTGTTATTGACGGTGCTGTTGATGATATCAAGTCAGCATCTAATTGGTCGTATACTCACAAGTTTGAATCCTTCGACACTCTTAGACAGGGTGATGCTTTCGGGTATGTAGCACAGCTTGCTGGCTATGCGAAAGCGGCAGACAAACGTGCTGGCGGATGGTGGGTAGTGAACAAAGCCAATGGCGAGTTTAAATATGTACCAGCCACAGGTATTGACATCGACAGAGAGGTAGGCCATATTAAACAGACGGCAGACACGCTAGAAGAGAACAGGTTTGAGCGTTGCTTCGATGCTGTACCGGAGAAGTTCCGGGGCAAGGAGACAGGCAACATGGTGCTTGACCAGAACTGCGTGTTCTGTCGTTATCGTTTTGCTTGCTGGCCCGGTTTGACTGAGCGTCCTGCCGTTGCGTCACAGGCAAAGCAACCTAAGACGGTTGCGTATGTATCACTAGCAGAGGAGTATGCATAATGAGTGAAGAACTAGATACGTTGCTTGATGAAATCAAAGCGACAGAACAACATCTCACCTCACTCCGTAAGGAGTACCGTGAGAAGAAGACAGCGGGACTTCGTGCTGCCATTGAGGCACGTAACGAAGCTGATGCTATGATTCGCGAAGAGATGAAAGGGCTGGGATATCACTCTCCCTTTGTCTCATGGCGTAATGTAGGTAATCTTGCCTAATTACGTAGCATTTCGTGCAGCACGAAAGTACGGGTACAGGAGTGGGCTTGAACACAAGCTGTCCGTTTACCTTGACGAACTCAAAGTCAAATACGACTACGAAAAAGTCAAGATTGAATGGGAAGACCTTGCGTATCGCACTTACACACCCGACTTCGTGCTGTGCAACGGCATTATTATCGAAACGAAGGGCATGTTTACTGCTGCTGACAGGCGCAAACACTTGGCTATTAAGAAGCAGCATCCTAAGCTAGACATCCGCTTTGTCTTTGAGAATAGTAGACGCAAACTACGTAAGGGGGCTAAGTCAACCTATGCAGAATGGTGCATCAAGTATGGGTTCAAATACTATGACCGCATTATCCCAGAGGATTGGCTTAAAGAGAAGGGAAAGAACAAGCACCCCAAGTTTATCAAGTTCACTGGAACCAAAGTAAAAAGGAGATAGCAATGGAACATCTGGATATTGAAGACAGAGACTTCGTAATAAGAGTACGGCCAACTACCAGTGGAGATGACTGGACAGGAGAGATTGATATCTCCATTATCTCGCAGGGTGGCAATCCGCTGAACGACGAAAGCTATGGACAGGTAATGCACTTTTGCAAGATGATGTGCGCTACTGTGCCTATCATGGAACGAGACGAAACCATACGTGACATGGTACATACCTACGTGATGGAAGTAGTAGACAACGACACTATTATATTTGAAGAAGATGAAGATGACAGCTTGATTGTTACCAAAGAAGATGGTAATGTAGTCCATCTCAGCTTTGGTAGCAAGACAAAGGGGAGTGCATGATGCGCCACGAGGCGTACATGCAGATGAGGATGAAAGAGTTACAACCAGTTACACCAGACGAGGAGAGACTTATGGATGAGTTCTATTCAAAGCAGGGTAAACAAGCGGACATGGTAAACTCCCCGCCGCACTACAATAAGGCTGGCATTGAGTGTATTGACGCCATTGCAGCAGCTACAGGTGATGGCTATGAGCATTACCTACAGGGAAATATTATGAAGTACCTATGGCGTTATCGCTACAAGAATGGTACAGAAGACCTCAAGAAAGCACAGTGGTATCTAGCCAAGCTGATAGAGGAAGTAGAAGGCTGCTACGATGCGAGTTAAAGTCTTCTTAACAATTGACATAGACCCGGATGAATATCCGATACCTGCCGATGAAGATGTCGGCCTAGAGATTGAGGACGGTATACGTGAATACTTCTACGATGTAGACGGAGCCGAAATCAGACACATTAAAACGCTAACGGAGTGACGCAATGAACAATTATCTACCTACAGACTACCAGAACTTTATAGCCCTTTCACGGTATGCCAGATGGAAGGATGACGAACAGCGTCGTGAGACTTGGGGTGAGACAGTCGCACGATACTTTGATTACATGAGCAAGCATCTCAAAGCCAAGCACAAGTATGTCCTGTCGGATGAACTTCGCGCTGAACTTGAGATGTCCGTGCTTAACCAAGACATCATGCCAAGCATGAGAGCATTGATGACCGCCGGTCCCGCACTAGACAGATGTCACGTCGGTGGTTACAACTGCTCCTACGTACCAGTGGATAGTCCTCGTGCCTTTGACGAGACAATGTACATCCTCATGTGCGGCACTGGTGTAGGCTTCTCTGTCGAGCGTCACCACACAGAGAAGCTGCCTGTCGTCAACGAAGACATGCATGACACAGATACTGTCATCAAGGTTGGCGACTCACGTCCGGGCTGGGCCAAATCTCTGCGTGAATTAATATCCCTCCTATACGCAGGGCAAGTACCACAATGGGACACGTCAGAGGTTCGTCCTGCTGGCGCACGTCTCAAGACTTTCGGTGGTCGTGCAAGTGGCCCAGCCCCACTTGAGGAACTCTTCCAGTTTACTGTAGAGATGTTCCAGAAGGCAGCAGGTCGTAGGCTATTCCCTATCGAATGCCATGACCTGATGTGTAAGATTGGTGAAGTGGTTGTTGTTGGTGGTGTACGCCGCAGCGCACTTATCAGCCTGTCCAATCTGAACGATGACCAGATGCGTCACGCTAAGTCAGGTCAGTGGTGGGAAGGCGAAGGGCAACGTGCGCTTGCTAACAATAGCGTTGCCTACAAAGGCAAGCCAGAGATGGGTACATTCATGCGTGAGTGGGTGTCTCTGTACGAGAGCAAGTCCGGTGAGCGTGGTATCTTCAACCGTAAGGCAGCACAGAAACAAGCATCACTCAATGGACGCCGTGATGCGGAACAGGACTTTGGTTGCAACCCGTGCAGTGAAATTATCCTGCGTCCGTATCAGTTCTGCAATCTGTCTGAGGTTGTTGTTCGTGCATCAGACACCCAGCAGACACTGACTGACAAGGTTCGTCTGGCTACCATACTTGGTACATTCCAGTCTACCCTGACTGACTTCAAATATCTGCGTAATGTGTGGAAGAAGAACACAGAAGAGGAACGGTTGCTGGGTGTATCGCTTACAGGTATCATGGACAATGCTATGATGTCAGGTAAGTCGGCACATCTAGGCAACAATATTGCAGCCACGCTGAACGCACTCAAAGAACAGGCCATCACAACTAACGAGGTGATATCCTTGCAGCTTGGTATTCCACAGTCAGCAGCTATCACCTGTGTAAAGCCGTCTGGCACAGTGTCGCAGCTTGTGGACAGTGCCTCTGGCATCCATGCTCGTCACAATCCGTATTACATTCGGACGGTACGAGGCGACAACAAAGACCCCATCACGCAGTTCCTTGTATCTGAGGGTATCCCAGCAGAGCCGGATGTGATGAAGCCGGATAGCACGACAGTGTTCAGCTTCCCCATGAAGTCACCTCATGGTGCTGTCACTCGCTTTGACATGACTGCTATTGAGCAACTTGAACTGTGGCTGCAGTATCAGCGTCATTGGTGTGAACACAAGCCCTCTGTCACCATCTCTGTGAAGGAGCATGAGTGGATGGAGGTAGGTTCATGGGTGTACGAACACTTCGATGAAGTGTCAGGCATTAGCTTCTTGCCGTTCAGTGAACACACGTACAAGCAAGCACCTTACCAAGACTGTACCGTTGAAGAGTATGGTGAGATGTTAAAGCAGATGCCCAAGAAGGTAAATTGGGAACTGCTTCGTGAGTATGAGAAGGAAGACACTACGTCAGGTGGCCGTGAGTTGGCATGTACGGCTGGCGTCTGCGAAGTAGTTGACATTGCAGCAGCGTAATGGATAAGATAGCTGACATTCTAGTGAAGTTACTTAGCAGGTTTGTCAAGTTTGAAAAACAACCGGAGTATCTAAGTGGCAAAAAAGACTCGACAAAAGAAGCAGAGTAGTTTAGCATGGAAACGTGGTGATGGGTGGGTGCAGTTCAATCCCCATCCTCACCATCCTTGTTATGAAGAGTGGATGAAGAAAAGGAAGGAGCAGGAGAATGAAGAAGCAGATGATACAGGCACTAAGTAATCATGCCATTGCAAATATACACTTGCATAAAACGAATATTGATATATACTTTGCTAATCCAGCAGGTATTGGAGAACACTCCGATATCTTGGAAGCAGTACAGGGTGAACTGGATAAGATTGCCCTACACGAAGACCGCCTAGCAATCCTACGAAACTGGCCGCAAGGAGAAGATGATGACGAACAACATAATAAATCTGGAACCACAGACTAAAGACCGCAAGAAGTTTGACCTTGACCTTGAGTATGGTAAGGTGCGTGAGCAAATGGTTGCTGACATGCTTCAAGATAAGAAGATTGAAGTCAAGTCAGAACGTGACATGTGGATGCGCACAGGTAATATTGCCATTGAATATGAGTCCTACGGCAAGCCCAGCGGTATCGCTGCTACAGAGTCCGACTACTGGTTTCATAATCTGTGCATTGGTGACGAAGTGTTTGCCACACTCGTATTCAATACTGACTCACTCAAGCGCATCATCGACAATTTAGATTACAAGAAGAGTGTGTCGGGTGGTGACAATAAAGCCTCTCGCATGTATCTGCTGAATTTGCAGAAGCTGTTCTCTTCCGATGTAATCTT